CGAATGTCCTCACAATGATCAAAGTAAGCTTCCAAAGCTAGTTGCAAATCAACTGGTATATGGAAAACACGTGCCATGAGATGCCGAGTACTATCTTTAATAGTCAAATCAAGATCATGTACATCCCGTAGCAACATTTCTCTCGTTTTCCAATCATTCTCAAATATTGGCTTACAATCGTGCAGAACCCTATTGATATACTTAGCAAAAGATGTCAATACTGGACAAGCTGGCAACTCATAAAAAAGAGATAATGCCTTTGATTTTAAAAGCGGCCGAGCATCTCTCATTAACATCTTCTGACTGGTACTCCAGGGAAATCTTAACAGTGTATGCAATACGTCCTTAACACACTGTTGACTCTTAACATCAAAAATCAAGCCACAAAATGAGGCCTTAGATACATCTGTTTCCTTAATCTTAAGCAGTAACCCACAGTCTTCAGCAAGCAAAGGAGTAGGCGGATTCCCTACCCCACTAAATATTCCATCATCACCTTCATATACTTGACCGGTGATTTGGAAGCCTGAAACCTTACACATATAATTTGTTAGAACAAAATTCGCTATACCATTACCTAATGATGTATTCATAGCACCCGATAGCCGACGACATGCTACCTGACAAGTTAAACCCTTAAACTTCAACTTGTTCGCTCTAATTAGGTATGTAACAATTTTCTCATAAAGATCCGGAAAATTTAATAGCACTCTTTTATACCACTGCATCTCCATTACCATGACGCGTCTATCAAATGAACATTCAAAACTAGTATAATCAGTTGTAAACACTTTGTTATCGAGCTTGGTGAGTATATGGTTAGCTAGTTGATGTCTTGGCACATGTTTTACAAACATGGGCAAACCATAGACTTGTCTTTCTATCATTTTAAAGATCGCTCCATACACGGACTTAACAACCACCTTATGAGGCAAGATCCATCTAGGTGGTTTAATTGTTGGATAGAACTCACGTTTACAAAATATCTTACTTGTAAAGTCTTTCCCCTTAAGGATTGGAAAGCCTCTTGCATCCTGAGGTAGTGAATCAAGCAGTATAATAGCTGCTTCTTTCTCTTTCTGAGTATAGGGACTATAATCAATGATCCACTGTCTAGGGGTAATCAGTTCAGTTGACACTGCTGGTACAAGATATTTATACGCTAGTTTTCTAGAGAATAACCGACAATTCTTAAAATGGTGGTCAGTCATCCTCTTATGTTCTCTGCCAATTCTACGACGGAAACCGTCACGCATGTTCAATATGCAGTTGGGATCTGGACACGGTTCACACAAATTCATTTTCTTATAGACATAAGGTATGTCTAAACATCTCGCTACTGGTACCTGTTTGTGAAGCCTATCAATTGCTGGTACATGCATCTTACAATCAGATGCTACCTCTGGC